GGCTGAGTTTGACAAACTGCGCCAGGCTTGGGGTAGCTACCAAGGCCAGCTAGCCACGCTGGGGTTGAGTGCGGGTATGGTGCAAACGGCCAAGAATGCCGCACTGCTTGAAAAAACACTGACACAGGTGCGATTGACGGCGGGCATGTCTGCGCAAGAGCAGACCGAGGCCTACCGCAACATGTTCGCCTTGGTGCGTGCCAATGGCGGTGTGATGGAAGAAACTGTAGGTGGCTTTAATAACCTTGTTCAAGCGGGTTTGAAGTACCAAGAGGCGATGAAGGCCACGGAGGCTATCAGCGTGGCCAAGGCGGTGACAGGCGCCAATGATCAAGCCTTAAGTGGTGGCCTGACAGTAGGCGCTGCAAACTTTGGATTTGACTTGGCCAAGGCTGGCGTGGCCAAACAGATGCTGGATGAGATGACCGTTGCTGGTCGACTAGGCAATGCTGAGCTGCAAAACCTGAGTGACATTTTTTCTCGGGTGGCACAGCGAGCACAGACAGCGGGCATGTCATTTCAAACAACGCTGGCCTTCATCGAAGGTATGTCACAGATTGAGCGCCAACCTGAGCGCTTGGCCACGCTGGTGGACTCAACCATGCGCTTATTCACCAATGCGCACTACGCCAAAGAATCGGAGCAAGCCACGGGTGTGAAGTTTTTCAACAAGAACGGTTCACGTCGTGATTCCGTGGCCGTGCTTGAAGAGCTGCGCACCAAGTACCAAAAGCTCACAACGGATGCGCAAAAGTTTTCGTTTGTGAGCAAGGCGTTTGGCAAGGCCGACCTTGATACCCAACGTGGCATTGCTGCGCTGCTGGGTGGCAAGGGGTTAGAAAACATCCGTGATTTTGAACAGCAGATCAAACGAGCTGGTGGGACATTGGACAAGGACTTGCAGACAGCGATCAACAATGCCGCTGATCAGTCTTCTCGATTGAAGAACACACTGCGCGAAGCTGCGGAAGGGTTTGCACGACCTGTGAACGATGCACTATCGCGGTCAATCAAGTACATATTGGACTCAAAGAAGGATGGCGGCATGGGTTATAGCGGCGCACAAGTGGCGGGCGCTGGTGCCGCGCTGGCTGTTGGTGGCTATGCCCTGACGCGCTTCTTGCCTGCTGCACTGCAAAAGCTAACGGGTCGTGCAGGTGGGTTGGCTGTAGGTGTTGCCACTGGTGAAGCACTAAAGGCAGCGTCAGGGGTGATGCCTGTTTACGTTGTGAATTGGTCTGAGATGGGTGGCGGTTCTACTGGTGGTGTGACAGAAGCCATTCCTAGCGCGGCGGGAGGTGCCGCTGCAACCGCAGCAAGCAATTACAGCAATTACAGCAAGTACTTAAAGTTTCTGAAGTGGGCCCCACTTGCAACAGTGGCTACGGGCCTCTTCAGCACCAGTGATGAAGAATTGGCTGTTTTGCATGCTGCTGATAAAAAGCGCAATGCGCTCAACTCGCGCAGTCTGTACGCATCGCAAGACCCCCGTCGAATTGATTTGCAATCAGACATGTTGCGTGAAACGTTGAGGGGTGAAATTGTTGTCACCGTCAAATCAGCCCCTGGCATGAGCACGGATGTGAGTCTTTCTTCTAGCAATAGAAATCTGCCATTGAAGTCATCACTGGGTCAAACCAATATGGAGGCTGGTAGCTAATGGCACGCGATTGGCGTAATGAACAACGGGGGCAGATGGCCTCGTTTCGTGGGGTGAAGTTTCACACCCAAAATGCAGATGCCCAAGTGGGCCGTCGCAATGTGATGCATGAATACCCTCAGCGCGATGTGCCGTTTTCTGAAGACCTAGGACGCAAGGCCCGCCAGTTTGTGGTGGATGGTTATGTGGTGGGCGAAACGTACCTAGATGAACGCGATGCGTTGATCACAGCGATTGAGGGCTATGGCCCCGGTGAACTGGTGCACCCACGTTATGGTGTGCTGCAAGTGGTGGTGGTTGGCTCTGTATCAATCAAGGAAAGCCACGACCAAGGTGGTATCGCTCGCTTCTCAATCACGTTTGCTGAGTCTGGTGAAAACGAGTTTCCACAAGCCAAGACGAATACGGTGAGTGAAGTAGATGCAGCGGCATCACTGTTGGATGAGGTAACACAGAGTGATTTTGCAAAGAACTTCAAGGCTGTACAAAATTCAATTTCATCGACATTAACGAAGATTCAAACGGGTTTAAACAAGGCTTTAGCGGTTGCGCGTGGTTTGTCGGATACGAGTTCGCTTGCGGGCTTGGTGCGACAAGTTTCAGGGATTTCGGTATCACTCACCTCATTGATTCATACGCCTGCTAATTTGGCAGCTCAGCTGTCTACGCTGCAAAACTCGCTGGTGTTGTCTGTGCGTCGACCTGTAGCGGCATTGGCTGATTTGAAGGCGCTAACTGCAAGCCATGAGCGAGAAAGCCCAAGCGGTACGGTACGGCCGGGCTCTACCCGTGCTTTGGCGTTGGCGGATGCGCAAGCAGTGGCAGATGTGAATCGACGATTGCTGCTGTCAACACAAGCTCGGGTGTTGGTGCTGGCTGTGCAGCCGGGCGTAGTGGCCACGGCCGTGCAAGCACTTGACTTACGCGATGCGCTGCTGGCCCAGCTGGATGCAGAGCTAGAGGCAACAGACCCAGCGCCCGAGGTGGCTGCGGCTTTGGTGGGGCTGCGTGCTGCTGTGGTGCGTGATGTGTCTGTGCGTGCGCAGCGATTGCATGAAACATCGACTTACACCCCCACGGCCGTGTTGCCCGCCGTGGTGTTGGCACACCGTATTTATGGTGATGCATCGCGTACCGATGAGCTGGTGAGCCGTAATAGCGTGGCTAACCCTGCATTCGTTCCTGTACGTGCGCTAGAGGTGCTAATTTAATGGCTGCGTCTAACGAGTGCACATTGCTGATTGGTGGTCACGCTTATGGTGGCTGGAAGCGTATTGAGGTGCAGCGCTCTATTGAGCAATTGGCTGGTGGTTTTGTGTTGGAGCTGACGAACCGTTGGCCGGGCCAAGACGTGCATGTGGCTATGCGTGAAGGCCTGCCATGCCAAGTGCTGTTGGGTGATGATGTGGTGATTACGGGCTATATCGACCAGTTTGAGCCCGAGATGACAGACACCTCGACCAAGCTGCAAGTAGAGGGCCGCGACAAGACGGGCGACTTGGTGGACTGCTCGGCTATTTACAAAACAGGCCAATGGCATAACGTGAGCCTAGAGCAGATTGTGCGTGATATTGCCCAGCCTTTTGGTATTGAGGTGATGGTGCAAACCACACTGGGAGAGCGCTTTGCATCATTTGCTTTGGAGGATGGCGAGAAAGCGTTTGATGCGATAGACCGCGCAGCACGCATGCGCAGCGTGTTAGTGACCAGTGATGTACAAGGACGATTGGTGCTGACGCACGCGAGCACAACAAGCAGCGGCGTGTCACTGATTGAAGGGGTGAATATCAAGCGTATGAGCGCAGTGCACAGCTGGCGTGAACGGTTTAGCAAGGTGACGATTAAAGGTCAGCAGCAAGGCACTGACGCGTCATGGGGCAGCGATGCAGCGCACTTGATAGCCAGCGCAACAGATGCAGGCATTGACCGCTATCGGCCGCTGGTAGTGATTGCTGAACATGCATCTAGCAATAAAGCATTGGCTGACCGTGCGCATTGGGAAACACAGGTGCGCATGGGGCGTGGCAAACGCGGCAAGTGCACCGTGGTGGGTTGGCGCACAGGCAAGAACGGCATGGAAGGCCCACTGTGGCAACCCAACACGTTGGTGCATATCAAGCACAGCCGTACGCAGCTGGACGCTGAAATGTTGATTGTGGGTTGCAACTACAAGCTGACTGAAGAAGGCACGCTGACAGAGCTGGTGTTTAGCCGTGTAGAGGCGTTTGAGATTGTGGGTGGCACCAAGCGCAGCAAGTTGTTCAACAAGATGAACGACGCGACAGAGGCTCAGAAAAAAGGCGATGGATTTACCCCTAGCTGGGCATTGCAGCCGCCCACTACGTCGAATGCAACACCAAAGGGTGGCAAGCCATGATGAGCCGTTTCACAGCGCGTTTACGTGGCATGGTGGGCCGTGCTGTGGTGAGTGTGGTGAACGATGCGCTGCGCTTGCAGGGTGTACAGGTGCAGCCATTGGCTAACAACGTGCGCGAGGCTGAACGCTTCCAAAACTATGGGTTGACATCGGTGCCGCATACGGGAGCTGAGGCTTTGGTGTTATCGGTGGGTGGCAGCTCTGACCACGCTGTTGTGGTGTGTGTAGATGACCGTCGCTATAGATTGACTGGCTTGGAGAACGGTGAGGTAGCACTCTATGACGACCTTGGCCAATGCGTGCATTTGACCCGCACGGGCATGGTGATCAAAGGGGCAGGATTACCGATCACAATCACCGACGCACCACAGGTGGACATGGATGTGCCATTGGTGACCTTCGCAGGGGACGCCAATGTGGCCGGTGCTTTGACAGCAAAGACCGTCACAGCTGAAACGGTCAGCGGCACCACAAACGTGATGATTGCTGGCAAATCAGGCAAAGACCACTATCACAAGGTTGGCACGACCAACTCCACACCACCACTGGTGTGATGACCTTGCATCAGTAAAGCACTTTAAAAGCCGACTTGTCACGCGCGCGCGAGGATGCGTGCATGGATTTAAGTTTGCGCTTTTCCCCTTCTCGCAGTTACTTTGACTTGAGCCTTGATGTGCTCAAGGATGATTTGCTGGCGTCCGACTCTTTGGAGACGGCTGTGGTGTTGTCGCTTCTTTGTGACCGCACAGCTGGTGAGAGCGATATGACCGCAGGAGATGACCGTCGCGGGTGGTGGGCAGATGCCTTCGCGCAAAATCAAAATGACAAGTTTGGTAGCCGCTTGTGGTTGCTGGCTCGCGAGAAGCGTATGCCTGAGACTGTTCTGCGGGCGCGTAGCTACATCATCGAAGCGTTGCAGTGGTTGATAGATGATGGCTTAGCTACGGGCGTGGATGCCACGGTGTTTACAGCTGGCACGGACTGGCTAGTGGCACAAGTGCAGATCAATTTGAAAACGGGTTCCCGCCAATATCGGTTTGAGTGGTCTGATGCAACACAGGCATGGATGCTTCAAGGTGAGGTGAACTGATGGCATTCCCACGCCCCACACTGCCTGAGTTGATTGACCAAGGTGCGGCTGATTTTGAAGGTCGTTTACCGGGTGTTTTAGCGACTGTGCGGCGCAGCTTGATTGGTGTGATCAACCGCGTATTCGCGGGTGGTTTGTCAGCGCTGTACCAATTCGCTGAATACCATTTCAAACAGGCGTGGCCTGATACATGCGACGTTGAGTACTTGGAAGATCACGGTGCACGTAAAAACATTTATCGCATCCCCGAAACGTCAGCAACAGGGATGCTGTCAGTCGTTGGCTCGGTGGGTATGCCAATGCCTGCTGGTACGTTGTTTCAGCGTACAGATGGTGTGCAGTTTGCAACTACGCTTGATGTGGTTGGTGCAGGGGTCGCCTATTTGGTGCCTGTTCAAGCGGTGGATGCTGGGCAATCTGGCAATACGGTGAGTGGTGCAGCACTGTCACTGGTCGCACCTGTCGCAGGGTTTACCAGTGCAGCCACTGTAGCTTCTGAGCTGAGTGGTGGCGCTGATGCAGAAATGAATGAAGCATTTAGAGCACGCATTGTTGCCCGCTGGCGTACGCCTGCAAGTGGTGGCAATTTGCAAGACTACATTGATTGGGCTGAAGAGGTGGCTGGCGTCACGCGTGCATGGGTGTATCCCGGTGAACAAGGGGCTGGCAGCGTGGTAGTTCGGTTTGTACGTGATGCCGATATCAGCCCGATTCCAGATGCTGGCGAGGTGGCCACGGTGCAAGCGCATATTGATGCGGTGCGTCCTGTGACGGCGCGTGCCATTGTGGTGGCACCTATTGCTGTGCCGCTGAATTTGACAATTCAGCTCACGCCCAATACACCTGCCGTGCAAGCTGCTGTGACCGAAGACTTGGCTGACATGTTGGTGCGTGAAGCTTCGCCTGGCTGTACGTTGCCAGTGAGCCATTTGCGACAAGTCATTTCAGATGCGGTGGGTGAAACAGACAGCATCTTGATTACGCCAGCTTCCAATGTGGTGTATGCCACAGGCCAGATGCCTGTGCTGGGAGTGATCACATGGGCGTGAGTGTGAGCGCATGGTTGAACGCGCTGCTGGCTATGTTGCCGCCCAGCAGCGTGATTACGCGTGAGCCTGATTCAGTTCTTTCGCGATTTTTAGAGGCCGTCGCTGCTGCGTTTGCACGGTTTCAAAACGTGGTGGTTGATGTTGTGGCTCAGTTTGACCCACGCCGAGCAACGCATGCGCTGGAAGACTGGGAGCGTCTGTTTGGCACAAGCGGTAATGCATTGACTATGACTTTGCTTGATCGACAAGCGGCTGCATTTGAAAAATACAACGACACGGGCGGTCAAAGCATTGCGTACTTCATAGCGTTGGCGGCAAGGTTTGGTGAGGTGATCACCATCACTGAGTTCGCGCAGATCAACTGCGACATGAATTGCAACTCAGCGCTTTACTCGGACTTTGATGCTTTTGTGTGGCGGGTGAATATTCCCCATGCTGCACAAAATGCCGTAACGCTGACATGCAACGGTAACTGCGATGCAGCTTTGCAAAGCTACAAGCCGAGTTTGATTGAGGGTTTATTCAATACGCGCAAGCCTGCGCAGACCCATGTAATTTTTGCGTACCAAGGATAGAAGATGCAACGGATATCAACACTCTCGCGCCTGCTGAATAAATTCGGCGTTGGTAAAGATGGCTTCAAAGATGGTGATTTAGCCAATGGCATCACCGCAACCAACCTGAATGCAGACTGGTGTAACGGTCTGCAAGAAGAAGTGATCTCGGTCATCGAACAGGCTGGACTGACACCCAGCAATGCAACGCTGAATCAATTGATGATGGCCATTGCAACCTTGCAACGCCAGCAAACTAACACGGCTTATACGACGGCTGGCACTGCGCCCGCATTCACTGTGACATTGCCAGCCAGCGCTGTAGCGCTTGCGGCGTTGGGTACAAACCTTCGACTGCGCTTGAAGTTTCATGCGGCGGGAGCCGGATCAGACACTTTGAATATTGGGGGGCTAGGCGCCAAGAGTCTCAAACAATACGACTATTCTGGTACAAAAATCGCAGCTGTAATCGCATCCGGCCAGTTGGCTGACATTGAATATGACGGGACGGATTTTGTAATCCTTGACCCTCTTCCCGCGATGTTGAACGGGTTTTTAACAGGCATGTCCGTGCGGTGGCCGTCAGCGATACCACCAGCAGGATGGCTTATTAGAAATGGAGCCGCAGTTTCTCGTACGGCATACGCTGCCTTATTTGCAGTAATTGGGACAACCTTTGGTGCGGGTGATGGTTCAACAACTTTCAACCTGCCGGATAGTCGTGACCGTATGTCTATTGGCGCGGGTAACCTTTACGCCCTTGGCGCTACGGGCGGTAACAAAGACGCCGTTGTCGTTTCGCACAACCATGCGGTATCTATCTCTGACCCCGGACATTCCCATTCAATCAATTATCAAGGTACGTTAAGTTTCTCTGGTGGCGGCGGATATGGAAATACTGCTTTTGGCGGTTCTCCAAACCAAAACACTAATGCCAACACAACAGGTATCTCCGCGTCGATTGGGACAACTGGTTCAAGCGCAACAGGGGCCAACCTTCCCCCATATATCGCCGACTACTCCATCATCAAATATTGAGAATTAACATGCCAAAGAAAATTTTTCACTACAGCCCGACCGATGGCCGATATCTTGAGCTTCCTATTGACGCGGCGCAAGAGCTTGGCTTTGCACAAGAGTCCCCGCTTGAGCCGAACGTATATTTGATACCTGCATTTGCAACAGATATTGCCCCGCCACCGCTTGTTACTGATAAGTGGCCCGTCTTCAAAGGCGGCAAATGGATACAAGTAGATTACGTCACATCTAAGTCCATTTTTAGCATTGATGATGGGCATCCTATTGAGCCGGTGTTTGGTTTGTCGCTCGACGCAATGCGCGCGACAGATAAGGCCCCACCAGCTGCTAGACCGTTTGAGGCAGCTTTGTATGTGAATGGTGATTGGAAAATAAAACCAGATTGGCGTGGTGTCGACCTTTTTGACACGAAGACTGGATTAAAAACTCACATTTCTGAAGTCGGCCAATTGCCTTCTGACATAGGTGCGACGGATGCGCCACCGCCTTCTGCCATACATTCTTGGATTAACGGCGGGTGGAAAATTGATCCAGCGAAGATTGCAGAGCAGCTTGTAGCTGTCAAGAAGGCCGCAATGGATCGCATTGACGCCTACGGCAAAGCCCAACGCGTCAAGATTGCGGGCACGCCCGATGAGATTGAAATCGCGGCGTGGAATAACAAGCTGGTGATTGCCAAGGCGATCAAAGCTGGTACCGCCTCGGCTGGTGACAAGGCAGCTTTTCAGGCCGAAATCAATGCGCGTGGCAAGGGTGAAACGATTGATTCGTTCACTGACAAAGTGTTGACCAATGCAGCGTTCTACGCGCAGGCCGTTGGCTTGATTGATGGTTTGAAGCGTCACACACAGGATGCAGTCAATGCAGCTGATACCCCCGAGGCTATTGAGGCTGTTCTTGCTGGGATGAAGGCGCAGGCCGAAGCAGCTTTTGCTCAACTAATGAAAGCGGTTCCATGATGTTTGATTTTGAGTATCAATTTCTCAATCCACTGAGCTTTGATGTGGTTTTTGCATTCTTGTATTTGTGGCTGTTTTACGCACTCTACGTGTTCACGATGAGCGTCTACCGAGCCAAGCTGTCGGGGCGCTTGTGTGGCTTCTCGTTACTGCTGCTGTACCCGTTCGTGCTGGTGGCGACTTTGGTGGATGTGCTGTGTCAGCTCACTATTGCTTCGGTCATCTTCTTGGAGTTGCCGCGTACATGTTGGCAGTCCACCACGGTGACGATTTGGGGCCGATCGTTCAATGTGACTTATTTGTACGTTGAGCCCTTGGTGACCACGCGATTGAAGCGGCTACATGCAAGCGATGAGGGGTGGCGTACAGCACTGGCGGCGTATGTCTGCCAAAACCTGCTGGACCCGTTTGATCCTGATGGGGATCATTGCTAAAAAACAGGGCGAGTGCTGAGAGTGCGGTAACACCCAAAGCACCCGTCTCCGCCGTAACACGCACGGCATCAACCGAAGACCCTGCCACCTCTAGAGGCGAGGGTCATTATGAATGATGCCTATGTTGAAAGATGTCCGTTGTGGCGCGTGCAGCAAGTTGCTGGCTCGCGCGTTGTTTGAGAGAGTTCAAATCAAGTGCAGCAGGTGCAGCACTTTGAATGATGTGAGGGCCAAGAGCCCCCAACTTGAGCGCCTTGGAGCGTCATGTGAAGGGGTAGTGAATGGTCAAGAAAAAGAGCCCGCTGGCATGGCTGGGCGGCAAAAGCAAATTGGCAGCTCAGATCGTTGAGCGAATGCCAGCCCATACAGCGTATGTTGAGGTCTTTTCAGGCGCTGCATGGGTGCTCTTTAATAAGGCGCCGAGTAAGGTTGAGATCATCAACGATATCAACCGTGATTTGGTGACGTTTTACCGTGTGGTCAAGCACCATCGGTCAGCGTTTCTAGAGCAGCTGAGCCAGCAGCTAATTGCTCGCGATGAGTTCAAACGCATGCTGGTTACACCGCCCGAGGTGTTGACCGATGTGCAGCGGGCTGCGCGGTTTTACTATGTGTCTAAGCTGTCGTTTGGAGCTAAGTTAACCAGTCCATCGTTTGGTGTGGCGGCCACTGGTGGGCCTAGGCTTAATTTAACGACGCTGGACGCGGATATTGCGGCGGCTGAATCCCGCCTCAAGCGGGTGTTCATCGAAAACCTGCCTTATGAGACCGTACTCACCCGATTCGACAAGCCAACAACGCTGTTTTACCTTGACCCGCCCTATTGGGGTCATGAGGGGGACTATGGTGCTGGCATCTTTGGACGAGGTGATTTCGCCCGTTTAAATGATGTTTTAAAGGGTGTAAAAGGCAAGTTCATCATGAGCTTGAACGACGTCGACGGGGTGCGCTCGACGTTCAAAAAGTTCAAAATTGAGTCTGTCAAGACGGTCTATTCGGCGGCGGCCAAGGGCGTGACCCCTGCCAATG